ATTTAACGAAGACCGAATACGAGCAGACGCGGATCGACTTCGGACACCATATCGGCGGATCCGTCGATGGCATCATCGAGGGTGGCATCCCAGGTGCGGAGGGAGTGCGGCACATTGCAGAGTTCAAGACACACAATAAGCGGTCATTCGATGACCTGATTAAAAAGGGCGTCCATCAATCCAAGCCGATCCACTGGAGCCAAGTGCAGTTGTATATGCACGGCACCAACATCGAGCGAGCGCTCTATGTGGCCGTCTGCAAGGATGATGACCGCCTCTACTCCGAACGCATCAAATATGACAAGGATGCGGCGGAGAAGCTGCTGGAGCGCGGTCGCAGGATTGCCTTGGCCGAACGTATGCCGGAGCCTATATCGGCGGATCCGTCCTGGTATCAATGCCGGATGTGTAGTGCGCAGGAGTTCTGTCACTCGTCCAAGCTGACACAAGAAATCAACTGCCGGACCTGCGCGCACTCTACGCCTACCTCCGATGGAAAATGGGCTTGCGCTCGATGGGGTGCAGATCATGTCGAGGTCGAGCATCAAGTCACCGGATGCCACGCGCATGTGCTTCACCCTGATCTGGTGCCGTGGGATCGACGAGCATCAAACGATCCGAATGAAGCGGTTTATGTGATTGAAGGCCAGGAGGTGCGAAACGGCGAAGGCGACGCCTTCACATTCTCCAGCCGCGAACTAATCGAGGGCCGCGAAGCCTGCGTCAGCCATCTGGTGCGCGAGGCCAAGCGCGTCTTCCCTGACGCCAAGATGGAGGTGAAAGATGCTGCGACGGTATCAACAGAAGGCGATTGACGATCTGTACGGGTGGTTTGCCGTCAATCCAGACGGCCACCCATGCCTGGAACTGCCGACCGGATCCGGCAAGTCGCATATTGTGGCGGCGCTGTGCCAGGACGCGATTCAGACTTGGCCGGAAACGCGGATACTGATGCTGACGCACGTCAAGGAATTGATCCGTCAGAACGCCGAGAAGATGCTGCTTCATTGGCCGGATGCGCCGCTGGGAGTCTATTCGGCTGGCCTGAAGCGTCGCGAGATGGGCCGATCAATTACTTTCGCAGGCATCCAGTCCGTTCGCCAGCGAGCGGCGGAGATAGGCCATATCGACCTTGTGATCGTGGACGAGTGCCACCTAGTCAACCATGCGCAGGAAGGCGGCTATCGCAGGCTGATCGACGATCTAGCGTCCATCAATCCGGCGCTGCGCGTCATCGGACTGACCGCGACGCCATATCGGCTCGGACATGGGCTGATTACCGACGCGCCTGCGCTGTTCTCCGACCTGATCCAGCCGACCAGCATCGAGGAACTGATCGCGCTGAAATATCTGGCCCCGCTGCGCTCGAAACGCACCGACCTGCGCATCAGCACGGCTGGCGTGCGCAAGCGCGGCGGCGAATACCGCGAAGACGATCTGATCGAAGCGATGGAGAAATTTGACACGCCGGGCGCGGTTGACGAGGCGCTCAGACGGGCCTCAGATCGCCGCTCAATGCTGTTCTTCTGCACTGGCGTTGACCATGCCCGGATGGTGCGCGACCTGCTCAGAGAGCGCGGAATCACGGCGGAAACGGTGCTTGGATCAACGCCAGCCGCAGAGCGTGATCAAATCCTGTCCGACTTCAAGGCCGGGCGGATCCAGGCGCTGACGAACGCCAACGTGCTGACGACCGGCTTCGACCACCCGGACCTTGATTGCATCGTCTTTCTGCGGCCCACCCTATCGGTCAGCCTCTATGTCCAGATGGCCGGACGCGGGATGCGCATCAAGAGCCACTGCGACGACTGTCTGGTGCTGGACTTTGCCGGTCTGGTAGCGACGCATGGTCCGATCACGCAGGTCGATCCGGGCCGCAAAAAGGGCAGAGGCGACGCGCCGGTCAAGGTCTGCGACCACTGCCAGGAGGTCAATCATCTGTCGGCGACCGAATGCGTCGCCTGTGGCGAGCCATTCCCGGAGCCAGTCGCCAAGCCGCTGCGGCTGCACGACGACGACATCATGGCCCCAGCGAACGAGATGGAGGTCACGCGATGGACGTGGCGCGTCGAAACCAGCCGGACATCGGGCCGGGAGATGCTGACGGTCAGCTATTACCGCGACATATTCGAAAATCCGATCAAGGAGTTCATCACGCTTGGATATCCTGGATATGCGGGCCAGAAGGCGGCTCAAACGATTGCCAGCATTATCCGTCAATCCGGCGCTGACATCGAGGCCAGCGGCTTGCATGAGGCCGTCCACGCGCTGAATAATAGCAGACCGCCAGCGTCCATCTCATATGAGCGCGACGGCAGATATAAAAGGGTAAAGTCGAGAACATGGAAAAAGCACGAACAGAACACGCCGAACAGGTCGATTTCGTCCGATGGTTTAGACTCTCATATCCAGAGGTTCTAATTTTCGCCATTCCGAACGGCGGTCATCGCTCGCCATCAACGGCCAATCGGCTGAAAGCCGAAGGCGTCGTGCGAGGCATCCCGGATCTTTATATTCCAGCCTGGGGATTGTGGGTCGAGATGAAACGGACCAAGGGTGGCTCGGTCTCCGCAGACCAGAAGTCGATGATGGCCTATCTAGAGAAATACTGCCGACATCAGACCATCGTTGCCAAAGGCTCTGACCACGCGCAGGAACAGATCGCCCACTTTGTGCAGCGGTTGGAAAAATGGTAGGCATAACCAAGCGCGGGTTATCCTTTCCTCGCGCCGGTCGCGCTCGTCCAGGGAGGAATCTCCCGCCACCCTGGGCGAGCCGCTGATCTGACCCCCTGAAATTATTTTCATATAATCTGCATTTTTATGTTTGCATCCTGAATGTTAATGAAATACAACATAGAGACTGAAACGTAACACCACACGGGAGACGAAAGATGAACATCAAGCCAGACGCCCGCACAATAGCTGACGCCCGCGAAATTTATAGTGAACTAATCGAGTGCGGATACGCGCCCGAAACCGCGAGATACCTGGCTCGCCGAGAGGCTGAAGACAATTTCTTTGCGCGGCAGGATATCAGCTACAGCGCCGGGCTTGCGGCGCTGGAGGATGCGCAATGAATATCAGCATCCATAACGTCACCGACATCACCATCGAAAATGTCGGAAAGGCCAAGAACGGCACCACATGGCGGTCCATCAAGATCAAGGGCCGGGGCGGTGTCCATGAAGTCGTTCTGTTCGCCGACATGGATGACGCCGAGAACCTTGAAATCACACTGGGAGAGCAACAATGAGCCAATGCGCTGAATGTCTCGGCGAAGGCCGGGTCGTCACTGAGACTGGCGTGGCTGACTGGAGTCACGGTGGATACATCCGGGAGAGCCTGATTGACTGCCCGGATTGTTCCGGGTCCGGCGAAGTGGAGGTTGAAGATGTTTGAGACAGCCTTTTTGTGCATGGCAATGGCCGTTTACTTCGAGGCCCGGTCAGAACCAGAGGCCGGGCAGCGTCAGGTGGTTCATGTGATCGAGAACCGAGTGGCTCATGGAGCGTGGCCGAACGATGCCTGCGCCGTGGTTAAGGATCCAGCCGCATTTAGTTTCTATTCTGACGGGCTGCCAGAGACCATCACCGACAAAGCGGCCTGGGAAACGGCTCAGAGGGCCGTGCGCGAGGCATGGGCAAACCCTTGGGAGAATATGGGCGCGACGCACTACCACGCCTCCTACGTCGCCCCAGGCTGGGCCAAGCGGATGCGCCGCATTGACCAGATTGGGAACCACATTTTCTATTCGGAGGACAGCCGATGAGCATCACACAAAAAGCGTCAATCATGGCTGACGAGGGAATATCGGCAGAGGACATTGCATCCAAGCTGGGAACAACGCCAGCCGTCATCCGGGTGCTGATTGATCGGACCAACAGCAACGGTCATCATCTCCACATCCGCCTGCCAGATGATGTCTATGATGAAATCCTAGCAATCGCGGTCGAGGCCGAATGCAATGTCAAGACGGTCTCTCAGATGATCTTGATCGAGGAAATTAGGGAGAGAACACATGCAGACAGTTAGCCTGGAAAGTTATAGCCGACGCCACGCCGCACCGGCTGGATCGAGTTTAATTAACGACATAGCCTATTTCGCGCGCGTCAGTAACCCGACATCCCAGATCAGCGCGTTGAATGACGAGGGGCTGATCAATTACCTCATCCGGCATAAACACTGGAGTCCTTTCGAGATGGCTCACATCACGCTCCAGATTGACACGACGCGAGATATTGCCCGCCAGATGCTGAGGCATCGGTCCTTCGCCTTCCAGGAATTTTCCCAGCGTTATTCCGCAACCCAGACCAACGGCGATCGTCGCGAGGCAAGGCTCCAGGATCTCGTCAATCGTCAGAACAGTTTGGAGACCGACGACGAAGGCCTCATCCAATGGTGGAACGACGTGCAGGACAGTCTGATGGCGTCCACATTTGACGCTTACGATGCAGCCCTCAAGCGCGGGCTGGCGAAGGAGGTCGCGCGGGCCATCTTGCCAGAAGGCCTGACCTGGACCCGGCTCTATATGAGTGGCTCAGTGCGGTCCTGGATACACTACATCGAATTGCGAACGGACCCATCAACACAGAAGGAACACCGCGATCTGGCCCGAACGGCTGCGTTAGCCATTGAACCCGTATTCCCAATGATCCGGGATTTTGTCCAATGAATGTCGAAGTAGAACCAGAAAATGATCGCCCAGGCTTCGTCCGCCTGACAATCCGAAACGCTGAGACCACTGGCATCAGCGGACAGACGGTGCTGCAAGACGCATCGACCGTCGTGCCATGGTCCATCGCCTCGCTCATCATCCCGCAAATCCATAGCGCCAGCGTGGTCGCACACCGGGCAGAGAATGAGGCGAAAGATGCTGAAATTGAAGCCATGAAGGGAACAAAAGTATGAGGGAACGCAACCGATTTTCTAGCCAAATGGCGCGGATCAGAGCAACCCAATTTGGGACGCCTCTGCACAAAGCACTGATCCAAGCGACGGAGGAGGTCACTGGACGCGATGACTTTGTTTCTGGGACCAAACACACCCCAGTCGCCCATGCGCGTCAGGCGCTTATGTGCGCAGCCCGACTTTGCGAAGTGACCCTGGAACAATGTGCCTTGTTCGCCGGTCTTTACGATCACACGTCAGCGTCACATGCGATCCGAAAGATGCAAAGCGACGACAAGCTGAAAGCCGACGCCGAGGCCATATTTGAGAAGGCGCAGGCTATGCTGGCCAAGCGCGAGGCAAAATTTGCTGACGGCATCGACGCAATGGTTTCTGCAATCAAGGAAACCGTCGGGGCATCAGAGCCGCCGCCCAAGATCCCGGACCCAAAGCCGAAGCCG